AGGGTCTTCTGACCGTAGATCACGTAGCCGAGTCTCGGGAAGGAGGCGATCGGATTGATACGTGACTCATAGAGACGATCTCTGTCAGCGCTACCGAGTCTTACGGCGATGTTGGAGACGAAGTCGAGGGCAGCGCGGTTGAATCCTGCAGGTGCAAACCAAGGATATTCGACTCTATCATTAAAGGCGAGTGCGCCCATCGCTGCGACAGAGGCAGGTACCTTCACCTTGCGACGATTGGTGGCATCGTCAATGAAGATGTCGGGGTAATATACTGCGGCGTAGTTGTTGTCGATCGTTCTCGCGTCGAAGTTGGAGGTCGTACGATTGACGTTAGGCTTTGCCGTCGAGTCATCGTAGAGTCTGTAACCGCTGTCGTCGTACGATGGGATGTCCATGACGTACATCGAGAGACCGTAGTTTCTCACCTTCTGCATTGTCTGCTCGGTGATGTAGGGTTCGCGAATTCCCGGGATGACGAGGATGTTGTTGTTAGCCTTAAGCGGATCGGTCGCGATATCGACAGCTGTGAGGTAGGAAGCCACGCCGTTGTTCTTGACGTCCTTTCCCGAAGGATTGCTTGCAAATCCTTCGGGAATGAAGGAGGTCGACGCTCCTCCCGAGCCACCGGCATCAGAGTCGAACGAAACTGACTTGTCGTTGAGACGACGTGCATCTCTGTTAAGGAAGTTGGTTCCGTCAAATCCACCGTACATAAAGTTGGTGAACTTCGCGTAAGCTGAGAATCTATTGAATGTCGAGGGAGACGACAAGAGAGAAGCCATGGTGAGTCTCTTTCTCGAGTTCTCTGTCCATGTGTAGTCACTGGTGTCGAGCGTTGCGTTTCTCGAGTAGACTGCTTCTTTCATGTGATTGTTGACAGAACTCGTGAGCTGGGAGACCGACTCGTTATAGAGGGCGACCTTCGCGAGGCTGAACTTGTTGCTGTTCAAGGAGTCCGTGGTCGAACCTGTCACGAGAGCATCAAGTCCCTTGATTCCCATGAACTTAGTGTAGGAATCGAGGAGAAGGTTCTTCTCACCCACGACGTTTGCATTGAGAACATCGCTCGACTCGGGAGTCGATGACGTGCTAGATCTCTCGAACTTGACGCCCCAGTAATACGCGACGTTGGCCTGCTCAGAAGGACCTGGATCTCCATCGAACGTAGGCGATGTAATCTCTCCTCTCGTGACCTTGTACCTGTGAGGAACTGGTGGGAGGAATGAGCTGCTTAGCTCAGTAAGCGCGCCAAGCTTGCCTGTGAGTCTGGCTTTTGAAGACGGAAGAGGCGCAGAGTGGACCGCATTGGGATTGACATTCAAAAGCTCTGGGCCTCTGAATCCGAACGGAAGTGCCTCAGCAGGAACGTTACCCCTCTCGATGTCTTCATTCATCACAACTCTGACGTAACGTGAGTTGTTTGAGTACTTGCCTGTTGCTACAAGGCGCTTCTCGCTTGGATTTGTGGCATCGAAGTTGTAGTAAACTTTGCGATCACCTATGAGCTTAGCGATGTAGTTTGGCGAGTTTGGATCGAGAGTGCAGTTCGTGAACTGTTCGATCACCTTGAGCGACGTATCAGTGTCGTCCCAGGCACGGATCTGAACATTGAAGGTTCCGTATTTGTTAGACTCATCGACGGAAGCCTTGACATTGCTGATAGAAACCTTGTAGAGCTTATTTGCATACTCTCCGTCGTCAATCGCTTCGATCTTGAAGAGATCATATTCTGTTGCTCCAAAGGGCTGCGAGATGAAGTAGCTGGTCGATGGCGACTTGAAGCGTGTGTCGTAAGATCCGAAGACGTCGAGGAACTTACGGCTCGTGTCACCGTTAGATGAAAAGTTCTGAGAACCAGAGAGGAGCGCTACTCCGCACGTACCGCTGACGAATGCTACGTTTACGTCGACAGGAAAGTCTGCATGGAGATAGTGCTGCTCCTGCACGAACTTATCAGGATCTCTGTTGAGAACCTTGCCGATATAGTCCTTGTCGCTAGGATCGAGAGAGACAGTAAATACCTTGATGCCAGGTACGCCGTCTGTAGTGTAGAAACTTGAACCTAGCGAAGAAGAGATGATAATCTTAAACTTACCGTCAGCTGCTGCAGTAGTCGAGTCATCAACACCAGCAAGAGAAGAATCAATCGTTCCAACCGAGCTGGATACCATCACTCTTGCTGTGTTCGGTGTCATGAAGACGCTTCTGACGAGGTTCGCATAATTTGATCCTGCGAACGTGTCGTTGTCGTTGAAGACTGGGAAGCCAATCGTTCCGCTGAGTGTATAGACGTGTTTTGCAGCGAGGAACTGAACGACGCCATTATAACGAGTGTCGCCTGCCTGATTCGTAGCCTGACCCGAAAGCTTGAATCCTGCATTTAGGACAGTTCCGTAGGTCAAAGTCTTTGACAAATCAGTCTCAGACGAATTAGCTCCCGCACCGAGAACTCTAACGTAGGTTAATGCAGATCTGTGCTTGAGAAACTCATTGACAGCATACGGTCCAAAATGCTTCGGATCCAAACCGCCAAAGGTGTTAACGTATTCATCGAAGTTGGCTACTGTCGAGGGAACGAAAGCAGGACCCTTGTTGGAAGTGCCAATCACGAGGGCAGGAACACCAGTCGGTCCAGCAACGGTGGGTGCCGAAAGGTCGATCTCACGCTCGTAAAAGTTAGGCGACTTAAATGTCTGCTCGGCCATTATCAATTCTCCTTCAATCAGTGATTCTTCGCATAACTATCACCGACAAATTCAGGAATCTTCACTTTGTGACTACAATTTCAAGACTGTCGAGAGTAGATCCTGTATAAACGGTCTCTCCCTTCGCATTCCGAGACACGACTCTTACATAATTATTACGCGGAGAAGACGTTGTAGCTGGGTCTGCAGTCTGTGCAACAGGATCCTGAGTATAAGCAGAGGGATTGTTCTCAGCTCCAGGTTCGTACGGATCGTTTAGTATAGGATATACCTTCTGCATCCTCCAGCCAGGCGTTCGCTGGTCTGCTCTGTTGTTGTGCTGTAGATCTAGAGGAAGAGTGGGGTCATCTGATCCAAGAACATATGGATCGTCCTCTTGTGTCGGCGTGTCATTTATGTCAGATTCAAAGCTAATGAAGGGAGAAGAGACGTAGCGCTTGATCGGGACGGGATCGCCGGGCGTGGCTGTGGCGAAGAAATAAGCAGGTACATCCACACTGAACGTGTGTTTTATGTAACGCTCCTGCTGCGACATGTCCTCGAAGTTAGTCTCTGTGGAAAAGCTACCTTGCTCGACGCGAGCTATGAACCAGTAGCCCTTGTTTGTATCAAGACGCCAGCTCTGACCCTGTGGCAAAAAAGAGCTAAATACCTTCTCTAGAATCTGATTAGCATGCTGCATGTATTGAGTCCAGATTGTCACCTGGTACTTGAGAGTGTAGAATTGTGGTGTAGGAACGACGATCGTCTCGTAGATGTTGTTCGTCCTGTTCTGTGACAAATATGCGCCATCTCGGGCGAGACGCGTGTTGCTGAGCTCGCCTACTTTTCTGTCCGTCGATATTGCTTCTCCTGGAGTTGGCTTAGACAGATTGTCTTGATTCGGAATGAGAAGCCTGTTAATGAGAGACTGGTAATCTCTATCAGAAGAGTCTATGCGCCTCTTGACGACTATCTCCCCGAGCTGCTGATTAATGCCGCGACCGACAACGTCTTCACCTGCATTTTGATTAATCTCAGTCCTCATGATGGTGATGAGAGGAAGAATGAGTGTATTACTCTTGTCACGAATCATCCTGCCGTTCTTGAGAAGCGCCCACTTTTCACCGGCAGCGAAAATCACTGGTACTTTCTTAAGCTCTGCGCTGTCTGTTCCGCTGTGATGTGCAACAATTTCTTTATCAAATAAATTGAACAGAGCGACGTCGACGTCCTCAACACCACATGACGGTATGAAAAATTCTGGTGTTCCGCTTGTTGCCTCGTAACCTGTTACGAGCGGAGTCTGATTGAAATTCTTTTTAGAATTTGTTTTAAATCTTGTTGCCATTAGAATCTCACTCATCGTAGAAGGAGGAACCTGCACCAGTCTTGTCCCCTAGTTCAGAGACTTCCCTGGGACCCGTCAACGGTTTGTCAAGTACGCCGTTGTCTACAAGATCTCTCTTGTCTCCTGTGGGTACGCCGTTCTTGTCAAACGACTCTCCTCGCTGTTGCTGGAATTCTGTCTGGATGGCGTCGGGGTCCGTGTATTCAACGTCTGTGGGACCAAGAATAGGAGCAACAAAAAGACCCTCACGTGCCTTGACACCTACGAGTTTGACTCCGTCTTTATGCTCAGGCATACCGTAGATGTTGCGCATGAATGACCTCTCTGTTATCTCGTAGAAGATGTCTGAGAAAGAGAAGAAGTCTCCGATCGTAACATTGATGCCCTTGTCGACCAAATCGCGATGCTGAACGTAAACCTCGACCTTATATTGTGCGTCTACTCCGAACTTATCGATCTTTGTGTCAGTCTGAAAATTGTTGTCAACCAGGGCGTCGAGTGCAATAGGGTTGTCAAAGACTTTTTTAAGTGACTCGTTATAAACACCGTGTGTTTTAGTCTTTATCTCAGAGACAGGGTAGTAGTAGACTTTCTGACCGACTACGTCCTTAATTAACTCCTTCGTGATGTCAGAGATGAAGTTGAGTTCTCGGGGTGTTATGAAGAGACGTGCCATGATCAGCCTATGGAAATGGTGTGGCCCTTGGGCATTGGAACGTATTTAAGTTGCTTGTTGAGAGATTCTGCAGCGGCTGCGTCGGCTTCGAGAAGTTTCTGATGAGTCAGCTGTCCCAAGAACTCCTTCATCTGAGTCTGTAGCTTCTCTTTGTCATCCCGCCCCTGAGTGACGAGAGCTTCACCGTTGAGTTGAAGGTCAGCGTTAGGAATTGGTATATTTTGAAACTTAGAACGAATGAGTCCAAGAAGTTCTCGTGCCAGAGCAAGCGTGTACTGTCTAATCCATTGTCGACCGGGCTGATTGATCGTCGCGAAAGGAATGTTTCCGAGAGGCATGTTCTGCGCACCGGAAACACCGTATATCGTTTGATCTTTGAAGGCTGAAGGATTC